TTATTGTTCGCCAGCATATAGTCCGGAAAACCGATTCTTCCGCAGAAGTCCGGTTCTCTCAGCTGGGCGATTTGCTCGTCTGTATATCCCATGTCATGCAGCATTGCATCGCCTTTTTCTTTGTCCTTCATGCGGATCGCTTTGTTGGTCTGCTTCATTCTCTCCTGATCCTCTCTCAATCCGTCAACCTTATCCTGCAGCTTCTCGATTGCGTTCTCATCATCAGACTTGATAACGTCCTTGCCATAAAAAATTGCCTCAATCTTTCCAAAGATTGCCTCAACCTCTTTATAGTCCTCATGGTTCTTATCCCATGCCGCTACCTGCTTTTCCTTCTTTTTGACCGGGAAGTTTCCTGCTCCGGAAATCATTACCGACGGACACATCATGCCGATCTGAATATCCTTGTTGATGTTCTGAGCCAGTCGTCTCGAATATCTCTCGCAGAGCTTCGACACTCTTTCCTCTTCGGTTGGTCTTGCCTCGATTACCTTCTCTGCCAGCTCGTATGCCTTATCGACCTGTGCCTTGTAACCAGCAGTCTTGCTCCCGGTCTTATACTCGCTGAATGACATCATATCGTTTGCCGTCTTTGCTCCGGCCTCATTGATGCTGAAATACACTCTTTCCATTACGCCACCTCCAAATATTCGCCTATTTTCTCAACATTCAGTTTCACTACCGGGTACGTGCAATAACCGCTTCTTACTGTTCTGCCGGTATCTTCGCCCAGGCCATTACTCTCAACAAATCCAACCGCCCAAGGGCAATTATTTGTATCAAGCACCACTTCATCCTCCGCCAGCATACTTCCGGTAATACATACCGTGATACGTGCGATAGGTCCGTCCTCTTCGTTCCAAATCTCGATTGCTCTACTGTTGTCTGCCTGGTATTTTGCCACCTGCAGGAAGCAGTTCTTGTAAACCGCCCACTCTGTCCTAACCTCTAATAATGCCATATTACTTCGTCTCCTTTCCTGTGATGATATCGAATGCCTCTTTGAGGATTGCCAGTTTTCTTTCTGCCTCGGTCGCTCTCTTGAGTAATTCCTCAATTTCTCCCGCAGCCTTATTTCTCATCAATCCCATCTGAGCATTCATGCTATTAAGAGCCAGTCCATCATCTGAAATCTGCTTTTTAAGTTCATTAATCTTGGTGCAATACTGAGCATCCATTCTGTCGTAGTCATTCTTCTCTTTTACAAGCTCTGCCTCGAGTTCCTCGATTCTTCTCGCACGGAGTCTCATCAGTCTCTGAATGCCACCTTGCTTTTTCCATGTCTTGCAGAACTCGTCTTTGTCGATGTCGCATCCCATGTACTCTGCTTCAATTTCTCTGTATTCTGCCTCAGTCGGCTCAAACCCTGTTCTCTCGATAAACTCTGATTTCATCATATCTGTTGTCCTCCTACGCCATCTCTAAAATTCTCTCTACGTCTGATCTTCTCTGACGCATCATCAACATTGCTGTCACTTTGTCAATCTGGCCGGAAGTGAGACTTACGATGAAATCTGCCACCTGGTTGTGCATCTTGTACACTTCCTGGTACAATCTGTCTGCCTCAGCCTCGTAGCTGTCTGACTTTTCCGTATCCAGGTGTTCTTCTTCCATCCAATACTCTGACTGGTTCTCGGCTTCTTCCATTTCAGCCTCTAATACTCTTAACTTCTTTAATACTTCCTTCATACAAATACGCTCCTTTCAAATTTGCGAACTGTGTTTCACGTGAAACACTCATTTGCGAGTTATTTGGGTAAAAAAATTTCTATGCTGCCTCTCTAATGTCGATCAGTTTGTCTATCCCTGTGTAAACACAGTCGCCAGTTGTGAATACCAAGCCATCCCATATTACGTACTTAACTGTCTCTACCTTGTTGCCTGCTTCGTAAGGTGTGTGCCACTCTACAACCACCGTCTTTCCGTCCGCAAGCATCTTTTCTATCTTCTCAACATCTACCATTCTAAAAACCTTCATACCGACTACCTCCATCGCTTTAAGTATTGTTTAATTATGTATATATTATACTTCGCAACTGCGTATTTGTCAATAGGTTTACTTCTATTTTGCGTATTTTGTCAAAGTTTTTTTACAACAATCTCGTAACCGAGAGCTGCTACCATCTTTGAGAAACTATCGTATCTCATACTCTTAGCATTTCGATTGAGGGACTGGCTGATATTCTGCCTCGTGAACCCCATTCTGTCTGCTAAATCCTGCTGAGTCATTTTCTCTTCGTCCAGAATGCAGCGGATCGTCTCCGCTGCATTAACCGCTTTAATCTCCATCTATTTTCTCCTTTTCTTCTGTCTGACTGTTACTCTTGCCTTTGCTACCAGCATTCCGGTCTTTGTTCTTTCCGGATCAGCGAACCTCAATCGGCTTCTGTTCATTTCCAAGTTTTCTGCATTGTCGATCAGCACCAGGTTTTCTATATCACAGTTATCCTTGTTTCCGTCCAGGAACGATACCATCTTGCCTTCGGGGACCGGTCCGTTGTGTTCTTCTCATACTGCCCTATGAACAAACTCGAACCTCTCCCGTTGTGGACCGGTTTCTTTAACCTTCCGGATAAGATAGCCGTCTGTTGTATGCGTGTACTCGCCTACCTCCATATGGTTTGCCGGGACATCGCCTTTCTTAAACATCGTCGCCCTGCACTTCTCATATTGCTCTTGGCTCATTGGCTTTCCCTTATTGGCTGGAACGTGTCCTTTTTCAAACCTGCAGTCAACACCGCTGATGATGTCATGGTTCTTCTTGTATGCCTTGCACTGCTTCTCGCTGAACTCTATTCCGAAATGTGCAGATGCCAGTTCTGCAATCTCTTTCGTCTTTCTCCCTGGCGCAATACTCCGGATGTAGCTTTCCATTCCTTCCGGATATTTGAGGGAGTACCCCTTCGGAACTCCGCCGGTGGTGCCGCTCTTTATTCCATACCTGTTCTTCGCACCCTTTATAGCTGCATCAGAAAATGCCATTCCGTACTTCTTATCGAACCCCTGCTGATTTATCAGCTCTGTAACCTGTTTCGTGGTTCTGCCCGGAACATTCTCACGCAACCAAGCAATCACTTCTTCGGGCCAGCCTCTCATTTATGATTCGCCCCCCTTGCATGAACTTCGAGCATTTCCGGAACCGCCTTCTGTCTTTCGTACCCATACTCGTCCATGTGCTTCATTGCCTTGTACTGCAGCTCTCCGTTTTTGATGATCTGCTCGCTAATGTCGCATATAGCATCAGTTCTCTTTAACTCGCTTTCCAACTCTTCTCCTGCCAAGTCGTCGTCTCCAAGCTTTTCCAGCTGAGCGAACATGTGGTTATTCAAGTCTCCTAATGTATTCTTCATATTGCCATCTCCTTCCTTGCTTCGTCTACTGCCAACTCCATCGTTGTATTGAACGGCGTGTTGCAGTCCTCCATCTTATCGAATAATTTGACTGCCTTCTGCAGGAACTCTTCACTGTCTACCAGTTCCTCGTATTTTTCTTCATCCAGGTTTTCACTTTCGTACAACCCCTGCAGATAATTTTTTACATCCTGTGTTCTGTCGTTCTCACTCATTGCTCTGCTGATTTCATCCATAAGTGCCTCGTTGATTACTGCAGGCTCTTCCGTGATGTAGAACCTTGCATTGCCGCTGATGCCCCCGCTGATTTCGTACCTAGTGTCTGTATGCTCTTCCATCAGAATACTACCTTCAATGCTCACATACTCCTTTGCCTGGGTGTCTGCTATCTGATCCAGTCTATCAATCAGCTGCTTCTCATCGCCGGAAATCGCAACCACAGTTACTCCAATGTCGTCCGGGCATTCCCAGCATCCAGCTAACACAAATAAATTTACCGTTTTATTCATCCTTTGCCTCCTTCCAGTCGCTTGCAATCTCTGCGACCGTTCTCTCCAAAATCTTGAACTTCTCCGGATCAATCCAGCTCGGTATCTCTCCGTTTCTTACTCTCTCCTGGTGCCTGTTCAAACACAGCTGTTTCGCTAGTACCGGTCTGCCTATTGGAACGAACACGCCTCTCTGCTTGTCCCAGGCAAATGCTCCGTACTCCACATTTTCAACTGCAGCTTTCATAGCCTCCACCACTGCATCCAGCGCATCCAACTCTGCCGAGCCAGGTGGCATCTCTTCGATGTTCCGGATATTATGCAGGTACGTTTCCAGTATCGCTGCGTTTTCTCTTAATGTCATTCTTCCTCGTCCTCCTCTCCTTCCGGATGCCAGTGATACTTGCAATCCGGATTTTCGCATCTACCGTTCCACATCGTACTGCCGCATTCCTGGCAGGTGGTCGCTTCGTATGGTCCTCCGCCTAACATCAAAGCACCTCCTCCAACTCAAGCCCTTAAATTCTATGTGTCGCTTTATCACGTTTCGGACAATCTTTCGGACTATTCATTCCAAAATGCGATTGGCCTACATCTTTTCCACTTATGGTACAGTAAAATGTATATCCACTATGTTTGTGCGACTTATCATACATACAACTGTCACATCTATCACATCTTGGCGTTCCTGTTTTCATCGTTTCCTCCTACAAATACGAACAGCCGTACCTCTTCCGGAAGGTCTCTCTGCCACCCTTGTGAATAATCTGCTTTACTTCGCCTTCCTTTCTGTCCACATCGATTATTCGCGCAAATTCGTCTGCCTTCTGCAGGGCGTATTCCTTTTCCCAGGCCAGCTGTCCGATAATCTTTGACATTCTCTCTGCCATCGGGTTTCCGTGTATTCTCATTAGGATTTCTCCCATATTGTGACAGTTATTACATACCGGCACTTTCAATCCATCCTTCTCGCTCAGTTCTCTACCGGCGGTACCGAACACCAAATGATGCTCGGCTTCCGACGGTCTGCCGCAGAATATGCAAATGTCATTGTATTCGGTCACTATGCCTTGCATCTAATTGCTCTCCTTTCTTTTCTCCCAACAATCCGGGCAATGTACTTGGTCTGCGTTGTTTATCATTTCCAAATATTCATCGCTTCCAAATCTATCGGTAAAGCATTTGGTGCAGAATATCTTTCCGCACTTCTCGCAACTCCATAATTCCCCATGAACATCATCTTTGACTTCCCATTTGCTTTCAAAGCCACAGATGTCGCAGGAATAGGTATCTTTATCATTGTTGTATGCCATATTTCCGCCTCCTCTCTCTGATATAGGCTTATGCAGCGTTTTTATCGCATCTATGGTATATTTGTAGGGTTCTATTCCTGTTGGCTTTCTCCTGCCTTAGCCATACACGATTTCTCCCATGACTGCATACTGGATAATCATATCTGCCACCGTAGCATCCACCATGCAGCAATCCAATCCGTATTCCCCGGTGCTGCATCCAACCGAGTTTACTCCTGCATACATGATATCGTACGGTCTTTTCGTATCCTCGCAATACTTCTTGATACCATCTAATAACTTATCTCTTGTGAGTTCGTAGGTCTTATCCCCCTCGGAGTCATACAATTTCAGCATTCCGCCCCTGCCTATCTGCTCAGATGCGTATTCCCCGAGATAATCTCCAACTACCTCAGCCTTTCTGCACCAGTAATTGATGCCACCCTCCAATGCTCCGCACATAATGTCGTCAATATCTTCCTGGGTAAGTACGATTTCCAATGTTACACTTACCGTTACCTGTTTTTCTTTCTCTTTGCCACCCATGACTCGCTCTCCTTCTTTTTCATCGCTTTTTCTATTTCTTCGAGTTTTTCATCACTGAGAAACTTAAAATTCACGCCTGCGTCTGTAAACGCTGTCAAAATGCTTTCCTGCACCGCCTTGACTGTCGCCCAGTCCGGTTCGTCGTCCTGTGTTCTGATGCCGAACTGAACCATATAGTCCTCGATCACGTGCCACAGCTCGTATTCCAGCTCGTCCATACATCCAAGTGCCGATACATTCACGACTGTCGGCGCTGTTATTTTCTTTCCATCTGCCAATTCCAGGTCTACTGTGTCGATCTCTTCTCCGAACTCACCACCTTTCTCATGGTGTGCCAGGATGTCGCCTGTAAAGTCGTAGTCTCTGTCGATCATAGCCTCACTGTTATCTTCGTACAGTCTGAAACATCCGGCCAGTTCGCCATTTTCGTGTCTCTGCAGGACTTCTTCCCAGGTCAGCTTTCGCATTCCCAACCAGGTGTAACCCATTATTCATCGCCTCCTTCGTAATTTGCTCCACAGTACGGACACTTCGTTACTCCATAGCAATTAAACATTTTCCCGCATTCCTTGCATGTGTCCAGCTCCCCATTTCTCTGCCAATCTTCCAACAGGCTACTTACGTGCTGCCAGTCCAGTGCCTCGAAAACTTCCTCTGCCAAATCGTCCTGCTGATTGCACTCCTGCAGGATGCTGTTTCTCGTGTACACCGTATCGGATAATTCCGGGATGTAGCACGGATCATCCGGTCTGTGGTAAAACGCATCTTCGTCTTTGAAGATATGTCCCTGTCCGTAGAACTCACGGACGATCTTCTCGCCTTCTCCGTTTTCATCCGGTGGAGTGTAGCTTCCTACTTTCAAAGCTGACATATTACCCCTTCCTTTCCCAGGATCACATACCCAAGTTTTTCATTTCCGTATGCCATATCCAGTGCCGCCGGTATCGCTTCCATTGTGTTCTTGAATTTTTCTCTGAACAATTCTGTCAACATTACCTGTCCGCCGTCGCAGTTTGTCATTTCCGCATCAAGCTCGTACTGGTCGTAATAGATGTAATCTACATATCCCTGCACTTCGTCCTCTTCCAGCAGGTTTGTTCCGTTTCCTTCCGATACTCTTAAAATCTGTCTTGCTGACGGAACATATACAAACACATCTCCGTAGAACCGGTCTCTCTGTTCATCTATGCACTCTGATATTCCGTGAGTGCTTCCACATTTATCGCAACCGCCGCATCCTTTGCAGGCGTCCGGCATTTCTTTAACTTTGTTCATTTCTTCCTCTCCCTTCTCAGATATAATAGCAACTGAAATTCCAGTGATGCCCGAACTCGTAATACAAACCGTATCTCTCAAAAATCTTGTCAAACTCTCTTCTCACCGAAGGAAGGATGCCGTAATACAACATCTCGCATACCGGACCTTCAAAGCTCATGCTGAGAATGTGGTCCGGATTCACGTACTCGAAATACGTTCTTGGGTCCTGGTTCTCTTCCTCGATCAGATGCTCTCTGTCGTTGTAGTAATACTTTCCGGTTACCGGATCATGCTGTGTGAACCGCTTTCCGTTGAAATAGATGTCTACATCCTGCCATAACCCATGCTCCAGCAGAAACTCTCTGATTTCCTTTGCCAGGTTCTCAATCTGCTCTGCCGTCAGCTTTGCCGTTGAACTCATGCAACCTCCTCTTTCTTCTTTCTACCACGTCTTTTCGGCTTTGCAGCCGGTTCTTCCTCTGCAGGTGCTTCAACCGCCTGCTCCTCTGCCTTCACTTCTTCCTGAGGCTTTTCCTCTACGACTGGATCTGCAGGAAGCATAACGTCCAGCTTGTATCTCTTTGTGATGCTCTGAATCATCGTCGCTACCTCTGCGCTTACTTCCTGGATTTCGTCCTCGGTAAGTCCTTCTGTCAAGCTCTCTGTCTCGGTCCAATATCCTGCATTATCCAGGAAATGATTTAATACCTTCTTTGCTCTATCGTGTTTTACGTCCCACTTCATATCGTTTACCTCCCTTCCTTTTCTCTAGCGATCAGTGCCAGTACCACTACTCCATTTATCAAAATTGCTACCAAATTCTTCGCTCTCATACCGTCGTATATGCCAACCATAAAGTTGATGAACAACACCGCCTGTAGGAACTGTCTTAATTTCTTCATTGCCAAATCAGCCTCCTTTATGATAGACTTAAC